GATGCAGAAGCAGAAAAAAATAGACCAGAAAAGGCATCATGAGTTCTGAAATAAAGAGTACGACAGTACAAACTAATTCATTAAAAGATAAAACAGGAACTAGGGTACTAGCTTCTGATTCTGGGAGTGCTTGGAATTGGGGATCTGGTTTACCTTCAGGATCAATAGTTCAGGTTCAACATACTCAGCTAACAACTAACGCAGGTATGGAGAATGTGCAACCAACAACTGATTATGTAGTTCAAGATTCAAGTAATTCTACTTCTGGAGGTTCTGTTACTGGTATTTTGGGAGTAAATATTACACCTAAAATACATGGTTCTAAGATATGGATACAATCTTCATGGTGTGGAGAATTATCTGGAGATAATGTTTACAACAGTATGTTTTTTTATTGGAAAAATTCAACTAAATTAGCTAATACGGAATCATCTCCTGGTGTTAGATTACTAGGAATTGCAACACCAACAATAAATTATCATGCTGATGATGGTGGCACAACGCTAGAGGCTTGCTTTATGCAATATTTTGACACACATGGGCAATCTCAAAGTGATATTAATTCAGGCACTCAAATAAGGTATAAATTAGGTTTTATATGTACTGCTAATTTAAGTGTATTTATTAACAGAACTGTAGAAGATGGAAATCATACTAGTAGAGAACGTGGAGTGTCATCTATATGTGCCATTGAATTAGCACCATAACTAAATCAGAATAAAAATCATGCCTAGCGATCTCCAAGTTTCAAATATACGTGATCTAAATAATGCTAATTCTGCAATTAGTATAGCTTCAGATGGTCAGATCACAGTTAATCAAAATAATCCTACGCTTACGTTAGGTTCAAATACGACTTTTCCTGCAAAAGCTGTCCAATTTACACAATGGTATGAAGGTGTAAAACCAGGTTCAACTTACGAAAATCCTGTTGGAAAATGGGCTACAACTCAAAATTATGAAAACACAGTAGTTTATGTTAATGGTGTAGCACCAACAAATTACAATACTATAATAGAAATGTATCAATGGACTATACCACTGCAAGCAGGTACAAATACATACACAGGAGAATTTGGTTGGCAAATGGCAAGCAATGGAGCTGATCATGCTACACATAATTTTGGCAGACAACAAATTTTTAGTGTTGATTTAAATCCAAATGATATTCATCGTTATACTTTAATGGGACATGGAACTTCTGGAAGTAGGTTTGAAGATATATTAAGTTCAGGAGATGCTTGGACAATACAACTTAAAAATTCTACTTCTAGGAATATTAGATTTTTAGGAGTCAGTATTACTTGGGGGCTAAGTTAATATGAAAGTAACATTAATTGATGCGTTAGAAAACTTAGGCATAAGTGCTTACTGTAAAAACAATGATTATGACACAATTGTATGGACTGACCCTAAAAAAACAGTATCAAAAGCGGATTTAGAGTCTAAAGTTGCTGAACTACAAAAAGCTGAAGATGCAATTCAGTACCAACGTGACAGAGCCGTTGCCTACGACCCAATCCCAGAACAGCTAGACCAAATTTACCATGATATGGATGGCTGGAAAGCTAAGATTAAGGCTGTAAAAGACAAGTATCCAAAACCATGAGTGGACATCATCCACCAGCACCGCAAAGCATTATGGAAGTAGAATCCGTTTTGATGCTTGTAGAACGCATTGGTCTTCCTGCGGTGATTATTGGAATCATGTGCTGGTACATATTTAAGACTCAGCAATCTCATAAAGAAGAAATTATTCGTTGGGAAGAAAAAGATACACGGGGGGATGAACGATTGATTGATGTTATTAAGGAGCAAAATAAACAAAACAGTATAACTTCGGATGCAGTCAATGGATTGAGCGTAGCATTCAAAGATGTAGCTAAAACGAACGAACGTCTTTCCATGGAAATCAAAGGAATGGCTGAAGCTCTTATAGCAAATAAACGATAATGGCTAAAGAGATAACAACAACTACTGTAGAAAAACCTGATCCCCCAAAGCCTGTCAAGCAGCAAATGACAGTGAACGAGAGAATACAGGTCAGTAGGTTTATAGCGAGGTTTGCCATTGCCCTGTCGGCACTTGGTATCTTTGCTTACGTAGTACACATCATGCTTGGTGCTTCTGCAGAACTGCCATCCTCATCCAAGGATCTTCTTAATATCCTGATCGGAGCGTTTATTCCTATCATCGCGGGTATAGCAAAATTCTATTTTGAGTCAGGAGGTGATTTAGCACAGGAACCAGAGAAACACGAAATCCCACCCCATGGCCCAAAGGAAAACGGTGATTCAGAAACTACTTGATTATTTGCATGCATATTTTAAACCTCAAACAGACGAAAGGACTGATAGTATGCTTAACCTCGTATTGCCATTCGTGGCTAACATGTTGCGCGACATGGTCGTAGATAAAGCGCAGAGCCTAGCAGCCGAACATCTTGAAGAGCACATTGATAAGCTTCCTAAGGAAGTTAAACAAGCGCTTGACGACGCTGTTGACGGCGACAACTCTCACGGTCATAAGTCCGTCCTCGACCTTATCAAAGGATAGACTCATTGCCATGCAGATCAGCAAAAACTTTAGTCTACAAGAGCTGGTCTACTCGCCAACTGCAATTCACGCAGGAATAGATCAAGAAAAATATCTTGACACAAACGCTGTAGCACGGATCACGGCCCTAGTGCTGAAGGTGCTGCAGCCCGTTCGAGATCAATTTGGTGCTACCAAGGTCAACAGCTGTTTCAGGTCAGAGGCCCTCAATGAACTAGTCAATGGTTCTAGTAAGAGTCAGCATTGTTGTCAGAGTACGGCAGCTGCTGCTGACATTGAGATTGCCAGTGAATCAATCAGCAACTTAGAGCTAGCAGAGTGGATCAGGGATAACCTGGAGTTTGACCAGCTGATATTAGAGAACTATGCACCTAATCGTGTCAGCAAGATTACTGGTAAACCTGAGGGCCCTAACTCAGGCTGGGTGCACGTGTCTTACAGCAGCACTGGTGACAACAGAAAGCAAGTGCTGCGAATGATCAAGAAAAATGGAAAAGCAAAGTACTACGAGGGTTTGTCTGAGTGAAGCTTTACGTACTTGTTTCCTCGGATACGTGGTCTTATGTCTCTCACTTTTCGCTGTGGCGCTTTTATTGCTCGCAAGGTCTCGACACTGACTCCAAGAAAGTCTGCTTCTAGTTCTTCACTGGTCCAAGCCAGTCTCTCCACTGCTCGTTCATCACAGTGCTTGCAACCTGTTTTTTTGACCTCAGGGCCTTGATGATCTTCTCGTCTATTGTTCCTGGACATACTAGATCTACATAGTTGACGTTTTTAGTTTGACCAATGCGGTGTGCACGGTCCTCTGACTGCAGCCGATGCTCTAGGTTGTGGCTGTTAGAATAGTATACTACCGTGTTTGCAGCAGTTAGTGTAATACCCATCCCACCTGTCTGCGGATTGCCTACAAAGAAACGGCAGTCAGGATCCTCTTGAAACCTCTTAATATTCTCTGGTCTTTCCTTGGGATTGATGCCGCCGTAGTACATGACCATGGACTCAGCGCCATACTTCTTGAAAATAGCTTCTTTGATGTGCATCAGGTCATTGATGTACGTGGCCCAGATAATTACCTTAGACGGTGCCTCGTCTAGTACGTCAACCAGTTCCTGTATGCGGTTGTTTGGCAGACTGACATACTCGCCACTGTCAGAGGTATAGTTGCCACAGGTAATCTGATGCAGCCTGAGCAGCTGTACCAGGGCATTGCTGGCACTAATAACCTCTCCTTCAAAGTCACCAATTGCAAAGTCTGACACTTGGTTATACAGCTTCTTTTGTTCAGGAGTCAGTGTCACGTAACGGTACTGATAGGTCTTAACAGGCAGATCAAGGCACTGGTCCTTGAGACAGCGGTAGCTGTAGTCGCCAATAGCACTAGACAGTTCAGTCAGTCTCTGGTAACCTACAATCTTTTTAAAACTTCTCATGCCAAGCTTCTGGTCTATCATGACTGCATACCTGTTCCTAAAACTGTAGTAGCTGCTGAAACCAAGGATGGCAGAGTTAAGAAACTGCAGCTGTGTGTAGAGATCTAACGGGCTCCTGGTCACAGGTTCACCAGTCAGGATCCGACGGTACCTAGTCATGTTGCCAAGCTTGATGAGGTTCTTAGTCCTCCTGGCACTAGGATTCTTGATCGTAGTTGACTCATCTACAATCATCATGGTTGACATGCATGACGTGAGAAACTTGTCAACAAACTTGTAGCCCTTGGCAGTGCTGAATGCCTCGACATTGATAATCAAGATCCTGAGATCTAAGGACGACTGTCTGAGCTTGTCTAGTGCCTCTTTATCTTTCTTACGCGGCTGTGCAGCCCACACTGCCACATGAGCAAGCACGTGTTCTGGCAGGTGCTCAGGGATCTCTTTTGTAGACCAGTTGAGGTATGCACCCTTCGGAGCAACAATCACGACAGAGTCAATCTTGCCTTTGTCATACAGCCAGGCAATGTTGTCAATGATCACCTTAGATTTACCGGTGCCCATCTCCATAAACAAGGCATATTCGTCTTTGTCTTTACACGTGTCCCAGGCTTCTTGCTGGTGTGCGTATGGTTTAGTCTTGAATCGATACATGTCAGAGGTCATAGAATAATCTCGATTGAGGTTGTATGATGTTCAGTCCCTTCTTAGCCCTGGTCACTGCTACGTAGAACACGCGATGCTCGTCATCTAAATTGTTCTGCATGTGGTAGTATGACCTAGCTGCAAGGTCCGTGATCACTGCAACGTGATCTGCTTCTGCACCTTTTACACCATGGATAGTATTGATCTTGATCCGTGGCTTTAGTAAGCTCTCACCTTGCCTGCGTGCAGCCAGAAAGTACTCACGCAACGTGGGACTGATGTTGTCAAAGCAGTCAAACCAGTGATGGTAGTTGACAGGCAGATCATCAATAGTGTAGATGTTTTCATTGTCTATAAGTTTCATCTTAAACCCATGGAAACGCCTG